GATGGGTAAGAGTTTATTTAATACTAGAATAAATCCAGAGCTTACAAAATTTGTAAATGAAAAAGGTAGACTTCCAGCAAAGATAACAGAAGAAATTAAACTGCATATGAGAACTTTGAAGAATGCATCAGAGTCTCAATTAGAATTATTTAAACTAAATCTAAAAGATTTAGTTAATGCAAAATTCCCACCTAAAGCCGATGTAGTCAAGTTGCCAGTGCCTAGCGACAAGAGACTAGTACCTAGCAACATGCGAATAGACAAAGAGGTAACTAAGATGATGGACGATGATGGTCCAATCGGGGCTCTAGAAAATATTGTCAAGAATACTACGCCTATGAATAGCAAAAAGTATCTTATCGATGAGATTAAAAGATATAACAAAAACGTCAGCACTGAAAATAAAACTATCGACGAATTAAAAGAGATACTAATGCGATTAGATACCGATGGTATTCCTTTCGCAGACGGTGGTATCGCAAATCATTTTAGGAACAGATAATGGCCTACATACCTTGGTGGCAAAGATACGAAGCACCTACGTTCGCAGAACGTTTTGAGCTTGGTGGACTTGCTGGACAACAACTTGTTAAAAAAACAGACGAGCTTCGTCCAGGTTTTGCAGGTGTTACTAAAAATATTAAAGCAGTAGAAGGCACTCCTTTTTTAAAAACAGCTGAGTCTGGTACTGGGCAAAGATTTTATTTAGTTTTAATACAAGGAGCTCAAAACAAAGAAGATGGACCAGGATTAAAAAGAAGATTTCCATTAACCAAAGAAGGTAAAGCCGAAGCTATAAAAGCAATTAACAAACATAAAAAAGACTATCCAAATATAGGTAAAAGAAAAAATATTTTTGTTGGTGCAGACGGCGTAGTTAGATATCAAAAAAAAGGAGAACCAGTGAAACTATACGATCCAAAAAAATATGGTTCATTAGAAAAAGCTTTAGCGGCTGCACAAAAAGATCTAGATATTTCAATTGCAAACAAAGGCGAAACAAACCTTAAAAAAATAGATATGAAAAAAGTAATAGAAATGAAAGACAAGGGAACATCTAATGTTGTAATAGCAAAAGAATTAGGTGTAGATGAAAGAACTATTGCACAAAGATTAAAAGATCTTGACTACAAACCAGGTAAAACTTTTAAAACAACGGAAGTAGCAATTAATAATCAATTAAAAATATTAAAAGATAATAACTACATTAAAAAAATATTTTCTAATCCAAGACATGAGTTTAGTAAAAAAGATATTGAAGTAGTTATGAAGCTATTAAACGTAACACCTAAAGATGCTCAACGAAGATTACTCCAGTTAGCAAATGCTGTTACAGGTAATCGTGTAATGCCTAAAGATTTTAAACTTTCAAAAGTCTTTAACGTTAAAGCAGCTAACAACATGATAGAAAAATTACCTTACTCTCAATCTATTAGAGATTTAGAAGAATTAAAAGTTGGTAAAACTTTTGACGAAAAAAGTATTAAAACTACCAAAGCAGAAATACGGGGCAATAAAAATTATATTTTTACTGAATCATATTCTATTGATGAGCCAAGTGGTGTAAGATCCGGTTCACAAAGAGGAACACATCCTTATTCTATTTTTGGACAAGTTATAAAAACAGATATAAACAAAGGTGCTAAGTTTGAGTGGGATGGTATTAAATCTATTAAAGAAAAAAATTTACAAAAAGCAATAGCAAGTGGAAACCCTAATCTTGTAAAAGAAGCCGTAGCAGATTTTAATAAAGCAGCAAACAAGTACGAAAAAATATTAAACGAAGGCAAAGATAAAGGACAACCTAAAATTAGATTGTTTAGAATATCAACAGATGGTCCTAACAACACAATTAAAAATTTTAACAAGTATAGTGAAAAATATAAAAATGTATTTTTAAATAATTACAAAAACAAAGGTTATTCTTTTGTTGTTCCTAAAGATATTAAAACAATACCAGAAATTAAAAAAGCAATGGACAATGTTAAGGATGTTAAAAAAATGACATCTTTGTTTAAAGCAGGATCTAATAGATTGTTTTCTGTAGCAGATCCATTGTTGTGGGGTTTTGCTGTAGATGATGTTTTAAAAAAACAAGCTAAAGGTAAAACAGTAGCAGAGTCTCTTGGAAGTGTACTGTTTTTAGATAAACCAATACGTAAAGGATTAAAAAGATTAAAAGCATCTGATGACCAAAACCTAGCTTATGATAGACAAAAAAATTTAGAGTATATTCAATCAGGTAATGCAAGTGGACAAGACCTTTACCATATGGCAAGAAAAGATCCTGACTTTGATGGTAATTACACACAATACTTAGAATTTTTAAAAGATGTAACTAATGATCCAATGCACAGACAAATACTAAGTCAAAGAGATAGAGAAACAGAAGAAGCACTAACTCTTCCAGAAGAAAAAGTAAAAAGCAGAAGTGAAACATATCAGATGTTTAATAAGATACCTTTAGTCCAAGCAGTTAAAGAATTGTTTAAAACTGATGAGCAAAAAGCAAAAGACCTAGAAAATTTATTAAATGTATAAAAACCCAACCCTTGTTAAAAACATGAAACATGTTAAATTGAAAGAGATACCACCATTAAAGGGCCCTGATCCTAGAGGCTTGATAAAAGATAAAAAACAGGATAAACCTATACTTTTGGAGAAAACAAATGGCAGAAATAGATAAAGGCTTACCGAACGTAAGACAACAGATAAAAGTACCCTCACAGGACCAAATGACAGAAGTAGCAACTGAGCTACAAGAGTCAATGCCGTCTCCTGAGAATACCGAGATTAGAGAAAACGAAGATGGAACAGTAGATATAAACTTTGAACCAGGTGTTGTTGCACCGGAACAAGGAGAGAATCACTATTCTAACCTGGCAGATTTATTGCCAGATTCTGTTTTAGATCCTTTAGGTTCTGAACTATACGCAAACTATACAGACTACAAAGAATCTAGAAGAGAATGGGAAAGATCTTACTCACAAGGTTTAGATCTTTTAGGTTTTCAATTTGAGCAAAGAACAAGACCTTTCCAAGGAGCGTCAGGTGCAACACACCCGGTCCTTGCAGAAGCAGTTACACAATTCCAAGCGCAAGCTTACAAAGAATTATTACCTGCATCAGGTCCTGTCAGAACTCAAGTAATAGGTAAGTCTACAAGAGAGAAACAAGACCAATCAGTTCGTGTTAAAAATTTTATGAACTATCAATTGATGGATGTCATGAAAGAATACGAACCTGAGTTTGATCAGATGTTATTTTATTTACCTCTTGCTGGATCTACTTTTAAAAAAGTTTATTATGACGATTTAATGGAACGAGCTGTATCAAAGTTCGTTACTGCAGATGACTTAGTGGTTCCGTATTCTGCTACCTCATTAGAGGATGCGGAAGCCATATGTCATGTAATTAAAATGTCAGGTAATGATTTACGTAAGCAACAAGTTGCAGGATTTTATAGAGATATAGAATTAGGCACACCTTACGCAGAAGAAACGGAACTTAAGAAAAAAGAACGAGAACTAGAAGGTACAAGAGCAAACGGTCAACAAAAGAATAATCCAATTTTTACATTGATCGAATGTCATGTTAATTTAGATCTTGAAGGCTTTGAAGACAGAGGGGAAGACGGAGTCCCTACTGGAATTAAGATTCCATACATTGTAACTATTGACAATGGTACGCGAAAAATATTATCTATTCGAAGAAACTTTAGAGTAGATGATCCCAAAAAAGAAAAGATCCAATACTTTGTCCATTTTAAATTTCTGCCTGGACTAGGTTTTTACGGTTTTGGATTGATCCATATGATTGGCGGTCTAACTAGAGCAGCCACGTCTGCTCTTCGTCAGTTAATTGATGCAGGTACGTTATCGAACTTGCCATCAGGATTTAAACAGAGGGGTATCAGAGTTAGAGATGATGCCCAATCTCTGCAACCAGGTGAGTGGCGAGATGTCGACGCTCCTGGTGGATCTTTAAGGGATGCTTTTATGAATCTGCCTTACAAAGAACCATCACAAACTTTATTACAGTTGATGGGAATTTGTGTAGATGCAGGACAGAGATTCGCGTCCATTGCTGACATGCAGGTTGGGGACGGGAACCAACAGGCCGCTGTTGGAACAACCGTAGCTCTTTTAGAACGTGGTTCAAGAGTAATGTCAGCAATCCATAAGCGATTGTATGCATCAATGAAAACAGAGTTTACTTTGTTGTCAGATGTATTCTCAACTTACTTACCGCCAGTTTATCCATACGATGTAGTTGGTGGAGAAAAAGAAATTAAACAAACAGACTTTGATGCAAAAGTAGATATACTTCCTGTTGCTGATCCTAATATATTTTCATCAACACAAAGAGTTGCTATTGCACAAACAGAATTACAGTTAGCACAGTCTAACCCACAAATGCATAATCTATACGAAGCATACAGAGATATGTATGAAGCATTAGGAGTTAAAAATATTGATCAAGTATTACCACCTCCTCCACCACCAGCACCTAAGAATCCGGCGTTGGAACACATAGATGCATTAGCAGGTAAACCTTTCCAAGCGTTTACTGGACAAGATCACCAAGCACACATCGCAGCTCACGTTGCATTTATGTCAACTAACATGGCTAAAAATAATCCACAGATTATGGCGTCGTTAGAAAAAAATATATTTGAACACATTGCATTAATGGCTGATGAACAAGTACAAATGGAAATGCAAGAACAGATTCGTAAGATGCAGGAATTACAACAACTAATGCAAATGAATCCACAAGTAGGACAAAATCCAGAAGTCAAAGGAGAAATGGATAGAATACAAATTGATATTGAAGCTAGAAAAGCAACATTAATCGCAGAGATGATGGGTGACTTCTTAGCTGAAGAAAAGAAAATTAGTGGAGACTTTGGTAATGACCCAATTGCTAAATTAAGAGCAAGAGAGTTAGATCTAAAAGCTCAAGACAATATGAGAAAAATGAAAGAAGATGAAGCTCGTATAAATTTAGATAAGAGCAAAATCTTAATGAACAGAGATCTTCAAGACGAGAAGATGCAACAGAATGAAGAACTAGCATTACTGCGTGCAGCTACATCAATTGAAAAACAAAAAATGTCAAATCGTGCAAAAGCAAAAACTGATGCAACAAAAAGATTTGATATTACTAAACTAAAAGGACCAAGGAGTTAATATGTCGAAAGAAAAAAGCTCAGTCAACAAAGCAGGTAATTATACTAAACCTGGAATGAGAAAAAAAATATTTCAAAGAATAAAATCACAAGCATCACACGGTACAGGTGCGGGACAATGGTCAGCGAGAAAAGCGCAGGCTCTTGCTAAAGCTTATAAAAAAGCTGGGGGAGGATACAAATCATAATGGCCCTTGCAAAATCACAAAGATCTCTCAAAGCTTGGGGTGATCAAAAATGGACTACAAAGTCTGGTAAAAAATCTTCTGAAACAGGAGAAAGATATTTACCAAAAAAAGCTATTGAAAATATGTCTTCACAAGAATATGCTGCAACTACAAAGGCAAAAAGAGAAGGCAAGAAAAAAGGTAAACAGTTTGTTAAACAACCTAAAAATATTGCTAAGAAAACTAAATCGTATAGGAGTTTTGCATAATGTTATACACCAAAGGAATGGGTGCTGTTAGACAGCAATTCAAAAGAGGAGGCTCACCAGCTTGGACAAGAAAAGAAGGTAAGTCAGAATCTGGAGGATTGAATGAGAAAGGGCGTAAGTCTTACGAGGCTGCAAATCCTGGATCAAATCTAAAAAAACCTCAACCTGAAGGTGGATCAAGAAAAAAATCTTTCTGCGCGCGTATGAAAGGTATGAAGAAAAAATTAACATCTAGTAAAACAGCTAACGATCCTGATTCAAGAATCAATAAGGCATTAAGAAAATGGAAGTGCTAAATGATAGAAAGACAAAAATTTTTTAAAGGTGCTCAAGCTGATACAGCAAAGGGGCAAGCCATGTCTCCAGGGACATCTGCTTCTGGAGGAACTCGTCATGGAGGAGGTGGTCCTCCCTCTATAAAAAATCCTCCTAAAGGTCCAACCCAAGCAGAAATAGAAGCTAATAAAAAAGCAGAAAAAGAAAAAAAACAAAAAGAAGATTTAAAAAATTTTAAAACTACACAAAAGAAAAAGAAAAATATTTTTGATAAATGGAGTGAACACGCTAAATTTACCGAAGGACTAAAAACACAAGTAGATAAAAATTACCATCAATTAGGTGGTTTAGATTTTATGACTAGATTTGATGTAAAACCTAGCACTGCTAAAAATTTATCTAAGTTATATCAACATTTTACTGAAATGGCAAAAGCTAACCCAGACCCACTTGATGATTATACTGATGTAATGACAGGTGCTCAAAACAAAGCTAACGTAGAAGCTGCCCTTAATGCTATAGGTATTGATGCTTATGGAACAGATAATCAACTTACTAAAGAGTATGAAACTTTTACAGATGCAGGTACAAAAAAATATTTAGCTACAGGTGGAGTTGCTAGAAAAAATTTTAGTATTGGATCAAATGGTATATTAGACATTGAAGATACAGAAGGCGAAGAAATTTCTTTAACAGCCGAAGGACCTCAATTTACAGAAGAAGAAAGATTAAGAATAGAGTCTGAAAAAGAAGACGGCGATGACAAAGAAGAAAAAAGAATAGACTTGTTTGCATCTGAAAATGGAGAAGCTGATCCATTAAATAAATTACTTATGGCAGAAGATGGCATTTCAACTTTGTTTATGAAAAAAGGTGGACGTGTTCCATTTAGAGGTGGTGGTCAAGATGCATCATCAGATGATTTTGGGGGAAGCACCACTGGTGGAACAGGTGGTGACCAAGGAGAAACTTCTTCTGATTCTGGTTTTGGTGGTGAAAACAATAACAATAACAATAACAATAACAATAACAATAACAATAACAATCAAGGTTCTGATCAAGGACATTCAAGATTTGATGTTGGTTCAGGATATTATGGAGAACCAGTAACTACTAGTAGTGATGATGGTGATGACAAACCATATAAAGATCCAATACTAGATATGGTTGATAAAAAAATTGTAAAAGATCCAACAACAGGTGGAAATATTATTGTAGATAGAAATGCTGTGTTAATGAAAGAAAAAAAATTAAAATTGTCAAAAGGTAAAAGACCTGCAGCATGGGTTGATCCAGCCACAAAAGCCTATTATGATGATATGGATAAATACATTGCAGACAACACAGGTTTATTATCTGCTTACAACATTGAAAAAACATTAACAAATTATATAATTGATCAAATACCGGTTATAGGACCTTTTATTCCAACACAATATCCAAACGTAAATATTAATTTTAAAAACATAGGAAAGAATGAAGTACCTGGTTCTGATTTAGGTTTCTATGACCCTGACGAATATCCAGAATTTTATAAAGATGGACCAGATGAAAAAGAAGATAATGATTCTGTAATCGAATTATTAACAGCTTCTACAGAAACTATTGAAGACAGAGACGAAACAGACATATTTGATCTATGGGATAGAATTAAGTCTAATCAAGCAAAAAGAGCTATGTTAGTAGAAAAAGACATTATTCAAGATAATGAGCCATTACCAATAACAAAAGAATCAGTATCTTCACAGTTATTAAATAATGGTGGACTTGCAAATTTATTTAGAGTAAAAACACAATAATAGGAGAAAACTATGAGAAATGATTTTGGAAACAGACCTTATTCAGTAAGATTTCCATACGGAAGTGATGGAAATTCTAAAAAGAAACAAGGTTACAATGACAGACTTGACGAATCACTAGGAGCTAGAGATGGCAAAGAGTCAACTAAATCTCAATCTATGAAATCTAGAAGAGATGAATCTAAAGGCATGGAGAAAGCTATGGGTGACAGAGCTTATTCTTCTGTCGGAACAATGGATAAATAATTATGCCAAATACAAGAAGAATGAACAGATTAGAGGAACTTGGAAGAGTGGACTCTGAAAAAGCAGATACTAAAAAAGGTAAAAAGAATTTAAAAGCTGAGAAAAAAAGAATCGTTAGAGAATTAAGAAAAGGTGGTGGGATGTCTCAAAGAGGATTAGGAAAAGCTTTTAGAGGAGGAGGATTAGCATAATGAAAGATTGGGAAAAAGGATCTGGTTATGTTAAAGAACCAACAGTAACTGTAGGACCTGGAATTACAAAAGACGGTTGTGCTACAGGTGGAGTTGAAATCGAAGCAACTAATCCAGAAGAATCACAAACAGTTGATGTCAGAGGAACTAAAAGATTAAGAGCTGACAAAAAACCTGTTAAGGCTACTTGGTACTAATTTATGTGGTTAAGTGCTATTAAGTTAGCCGTTTCTGCTGGCAGTAAAATTTACGCTAACAAACAAAAAGCAAAAGTCGCAATGTCAGATGCACAATTGTTGCATGCTGAACGACAAGCTCGTGGTGAGGAAGCTTACCAGGGAAAACTTTTAGAAGCTCGTCAATCAGATTACAAGGACGAGGCCGTTCTCGTAATTCTCACGTTGCCCATCTTGGTGCTTGCATATGGAGTCTTTTCGGACGACGCGCAGGCGATGGACAAGATAAAAATTTTTTTTGAACATTTCCAATCGCTTCCGAGCTGGTTCACAAATTTGTGGATTCTCGTCGTGGCGAGCATTTATGGTATAAAGGGAACACAAATATTTAAGGG